TTTCAAGATATTTTGCAATTCTTTTGGATTGTCCAAGATGCATTTTTGAAGCACCTTCTAGTTCCTTCACCATTTTTTCTAAGTCTTTATCTTCCTTGACAGGATTTCCAGTAAATTTTATTGCTTTGCCATCCATAGAAATCATTCCATTCATTCCATCTTTCTTGACCTTTGCAAGAAACTTTTTTGCTTTATCAAGAGTCATAAACTTAGTTACCTTAATTGGACTCTTTTTTCCAGCTGCATATTTAACTTCAAATCTTGGTTTTGCCTCATCAATATGGTCTATTGCACCACATTCACCACAATGCTCTTCAAGTTTGGTTTCTTCGTAAAGTTCTTCAAATTTCTCGTTAATGTCCATTTTATCTCCTATTTCTTAGCCATTGAGAAAGCAAAATCAACCGCTTTTACGAAACCACCTTTAGTCATTATCATATCCTCAAATTTTTTCTTCGTTGCAGGTTTTAATGCATCGTATACTTGAACCAATGCAGATGCTGAAAAAAGATCAACTCTTACTTTTCCATCTTTGAACATGAATACTGCATTCTGTTTGTCTTTAACTATTTTTTTAAGATTGTCTATTGATGCAGGAATTGCAACATCTTTTTCAGTAATAGGTTCAACTTCTTCACCCATTGTTTTTAGAAGAGCGTCTAAATCTTTGCGATACGAATTAATTGTGGAACGAATCATTTTTAAAAGATAATCTCTTGGATCTGTATCTAAAGTTTTGGTATATCTAAATGCACCCTTCGTATCACCTTTCTTCAACATTGAGGCAACTTTCATCATATCTTTTTTGTCTATACCTCCATGTTTTTTTGCATATGTTTCTATATCACTTGCAGCCATCTTCATTTGCAATTCCATACTTTCTGTAACCTCTTCATCATCGTGTGGAATTGGTTCTCCATTTGCATCTTTTTCATGATGCTCATCAACGGGCATATACATCGATATATACCTTCTTTTTAATTCTTGTATATGTGAAGTTTGTAACATAATAGTTCCTTAATTTGGAGAATCCTTATATCTTTTAGTTCTTGCTTTTAAATTTTCTTTGTTTCTAGCTGCTTGTCTTGCATGACGTTCTTTTCTACGTTCTAAATCGTCTTTTTCGGCATCCGAAACTCGTTCTGAAATGTATTCTTTAAAAGTTTTCATATTAATATTTATAATTATTTGTATCCTAATTTCCTCAATTCTTTGATAGTATTCCTCGCAGAAGTGTGGTGAATTCCTATTCCGCCTTTTGCACGAAAGTTTTTGATGTTTTCTATATGATCATCGATCAAAAGGTTTGGTCTACCATCTCTTCCGTCTTTTGCAAAGTTTGCTTTGTTTTTTCTCTTAACTGCATAGATGCGACCATCTCTGACACCAAAATGTTTAGTCATCCATTTTTTCTTATCCTCTGCAGCTCTCTCCGCAATCGGGCCACGACCTTCTCTTGGTATTGCAGTAAGAATAAATGGTGATGGTTTCTGTCTTCCAATAAATTCCCAAAGTTTTTTTGCATCTGGCATAGGAGGCAATTGAAAGAACAGATCGGGTGGAAGTTCGTGCCAATTTTCATCTTTGAACTTCTTTCCTAAATGTTCTGAAGTGAACTTAACAAAATCTGCAAGAACACCATCCATATCACAATAAATTTGTGGAGAATCAAATTCTAAAATAAACTCTTTGAACTTTTTCATTTCTTTTCTCTTCTTTTCTTTGTAATCTCTTTCATCTTATTGATGTAAGCACGATAGACGGCTGCAGCACCTTTCTTCCCTGCAACTCTTGCACGTTGTTCCATTGCAATTGCAGCTTGAATTTTGTGTGCGTGTTTTTTTCCACTATTCTCAATCTTCTTTACACTTGCTTCTGCATCTTTTACAGTTGCAAACTTTAGACCATGAATAGTTCCTTTTGGATTCTCATCTGTGTAAAGGTCAGAATGTTTATCACTTCCAGCTGGTTGTCCTTTTTTTCTAGGAATTCTAGGTTCTTCGACAAACTGTTTGAAAGTTTTCACTTCATTGATCCTGCTTTATCTGGATTTTTGATTGCATCAATATGTAAATCCATATAATTGACTTCTTCTGGATCATGACCCATATCCTTTACTCTATCCTTTACCATCTTGACTAATCTTTCAGCTGTTTTAATTTGTTCATCAGATACTTTACCTGTCTTTTCAACTTCAGCTTCGATTTCAAATACATCATCACTCAACCTTACTATGTCTTGTAATGCTTTTTGTTCATCTTCTGAATGATCCATCCTATCGTGTTTTTTGAAAAACTGAACAGCAGACGGACACATATAATGGTACTTGGTTTTGTATCCGTCTATCTCTATTTCTTTCTGTTCTTCAATAAAATTTTTAAAAGTTTTCATTTTTTCTTTTTCTTTGATGCTTTAAGATGTTGATGCTCTCGCATTTTGGTAACTTTTACCTCTTCAGCAGAAAGAGCAATTTCTTCACCTTTGTAAATAACATAATATTCTTCGATTGTTCCATCCTCTTCCAAGGAATGACTCTCTACTTTAAATGCACCCAAACTTGGGTGTACGATATGAGTAGCTCAATCGTGTCTTATTGCTCTATCTACATTTTTTTTGTTTATGTCGTTTTTGAATTCTTTGAATGTTTTCATGACTCCCTTGTAATTGAGTAAACTTTTTCTATTTGTTTTTCTAATATCGGTGTTCTGTTTGGCCAGTATATGTATTCTTTGTCTGCATTTTTCATCAGACCTTTTAACATTGGTATGACAAGAGATTCCAACTCTTTCAACCTACTCGCATACTTTTCATTCAGTTCACCTTTTCTCTCTTCTACTTCATCTATGACTGCACGAATTGAACTTCCCTGTTCACTTAATGCACTCGCAATTTGAGTTGATTCGATCTCTAGGATCTTATCAACCTTCCCCTCTAATCTGGAAATCTTTTCTCCTGTTTCATCGAACAGGCTTGTATCGTCTTTATCTCCAAGTGTCTTTATCAAACTTGATATAGAATCTATTTTTTTACTCAACTCATCAAATTCATCTGAAGATACTGATGATTTTGATGGTTGTTCGTCTGTGTCTGTTTGGGTTTTTTTGAATTCCTCTGTGGAAACTGCACTAAACCCAAAATCAAAATCGTCTGCCATTTATTTCCTATTTAAATATTCTCAAAAATCAGCAGTGCCACCACTTCAAGTGGCACTACATCTTCATTCACATGATTTTTTCTTGGTAGGTGCTTTGTATTTTATTAACTTCACAAACTCTCTCTTCAAAAGAATTGTGTCGTTTATAAAATTCCTTCACAGCATCTTCTGAGGTTTCGGCCTTGATTTTATCCGTTCCAGAATACCAAGGCGGAAGCGTCTTCTCGTACCTTATAGAGTACATAGTAGACTTCTCCCTAAAGAAGATTAATTTGTAACACTAAGCACATAATCTCTTACACCTATTTATTTTTTTTATACTTTTAACTTCTGATCTTTTGTCTTAAAATCTTTTTTTCTCATTACTGTCTTCGCAACAAGATCAAGCATTCCGTTTCTATCAAGATTGAGAACAAATGGCATATTAACATCTGTTTCCATATCAGTAATGACTGCCTCTGCATCTGGATTCATCTTTGCAATCTTCTTACCATACTTCTTGTATGTCAAACGAAATAACCGAATGAGTTCTGCCGTATTGATTGGTTTCTTATTTCTCTCATCGTTTACTCTGTCAAGAAAATGTTTGGTAAATTCTACATCTATTTTGACAGCTGCAAATAATCTATCTGCATATTTCTCTATTTGATCTAAGTCTGACTTAGATACTCTTTCAGTAAGTTGTCTAAGTTTCAATTCTTTTGCGAAAAGAATATCTCCCCATTCTTCCTCTGTATATCCTTCCACTCGTTCCTTTATTCTTGGATCATTTTCTGCTGGTATCGTATTTGCAAATGTTCCTAGCATAGAAAGATATTGTTGCCATTTTATTAAATTGATTCCTCTTTCTTGTGCTTTCTGAGCAACTCTCAATGCAGTATTCTTAGGAATTTTAAATTTTTTCGATATTTTATTTACTATATCTGAAAATTTTTTAAAAGGAATCATTTCTTTGCTTTTTTCCATAAGTCTGCATCTGCTTTTCTTGCACCACCACCAGTTAAAAAACTATTGACTCTTGCAAATGCCCATTGTTGTGGTGTAGTGCCTGGTCTATGTCCAGTTCTCCATGCAGCCATTCCTCTATCATAAACCTTTTTCAAAATACCATAAGACACACCAGACTTCTTTGATTTCTTTGCAAGTCCTTCAATTTTTTCACCAAACATCTGTCTGTACTTTTTTGTGTGTTTCGACAGTTTTGTTTTTGCACTTTTATCGCCAGGAGCAGGTTTGTATGCAGCTGGATTGTCATCATCCATCTTTGCACCCTTTTCAAAATGTCTTGCACGATCTTGTTTGGTAGACTTTTTCATATCACCTTTGTAATACTTAGCAGGTTGTGTTCCCTCACGATCTTTCACATCTTTGTCTTGTGTAACCTTTTTCTTTTTCTCATCCTCTTTAATTCTGTTTCCATCCTTGTCATATTTTCCAGACTTCTTTTTTGAAATTGCAATCGCAGCTTGTTGTGCAGGACTTACTGCTTCATCCACAGGAACACAATTTGGCACCA